GTAAAGGATGATATATTTTTTTTTCATAATATACTACTGACTTAATGCTTTCTGCTAAAAAAGATAACTGACCTACAGTATCTTTATCTACAAGATTTACACCACTTTTCTGCAAATTCCTAAGACAAGAATACATCAATCCTTCTGCAAGTTCTTCACACCATGCAATATTTTTCTCTGCAATTTCTTTATCCCGTATATCAACGGGATAAGCTTCAGGAGGATGTTCTGGTACATAATTAGTAGGAAACTTTATGACTTTGCCCATCCAATTCCTTTGTCCATGTATCCCCAAGATCTGGATAATATATTCCAACAGTTCTCTTAGGAGTTCCATCAGGAAAATAAGCCATTGCAACACATTTAGGTACTACAGTATGCTCCTCATGTAGTCCAGATTTCATTGAAATCCAATCACCATGTTTTAGATAATGTTCACATTGACGAATATAAGCTTTCTTATTATCTCTAAGATTAGCTGCCCTTTGTTTATCTTGGGGTGTACCTTTTGGATTTTTTGCAGTCTTATTATAAGCAGCAACCTGATCCTTAGACTCCCTAATCCACTCTTTCACTTTTTTAAAAGAATAGTTATTGTCATCTAATTTTGCAAGGACACTAGGATGCACATTCTTATATTCTGCTGGTTTGCGGTTGGCCCGTGCCCTTTCTAATTGGTCACGAAGTTGTTGTTTACGAGTATCTGAAAGATTCCGTTTAATAGTCATTAGACTCCAATAACGAAGGTTTAACCCATTCAATAAATTCATCCCCATTCCAGAGATAGTATTCAGTAGGGTCTGCGTAATTTGCATAGATTGGGACATTAGCCTCCAATACATTTGCAACAACTATGGCCGCTATTGATGCTTCCTCTAAAGAAGAAAATCTTTTATTATTATTTAACATACCTATATTATACTACAATGAAACCCAAATGTCAAGTCTTTTATTTAATTCAGGTAGTATGAAAAATTCTCATCACCTGAAGCCTCTGGTGAAATTTCTCCCATTTTTTTAATTATATCATGAAGTTCTTCCATCTCATCCTCATTTTCAGAATAAAAAAATGCCTCTTCAGCAGCTATACTCTGTAAATATTCTTTCGATTCTCGTAATTCATCGTGTTCAAATGTCTTACCATTGATACATATTTTCCCATCTTTTACACTTATCACAGGATTTTTATCAGTCATTGTAATGCCAGTATGTAATATCGTACATATCACCAGTATTAAGAGTCAGCTCATCAATAATAATAGGAGACTCACCAGTATAAATAAAATGAGTTTCAAACTCAGAATTTCCAGTGTAAACCTTATGGATTTCTCCAAGGCCTTGATCAACCAATTCTGAAGTTACCTCTAGAGGAGTTTTCACATCAAACCTAACATAGTTATTATATAATAAAAAAACGCAAAAGTCAAGTCTTTTTTACACCGCACCTAATTCTGCATTTTTATGTTCTAACGATACTGTTCCAGTAACCTTACTATATGCAGATAGTCCAAATTCTGAAAGATCCATTCCTTGAGTCTCATTATCTAAAGATATCCTGAGCCCCATTGCAATCTGAAGAGTCTTCCAGACTACCAAACTAGATACAAATGTAAATGCACCTATTGCTGTCACGCCTACCAATTGAGTCAACACCGACCCCTCACCAAATATTCCTACTGCTAGAGTACCCCAAATCCCCGCTACGAGGTGAACAGATAATGCCCCTACTGGATCATCAATTTTTATTCTGTCAAGCATCGGAATTGCAATCACCGCAAAACTTGCACCGATTGCACCAATAATCACCGCAACTCCCATTGTTGGGTAATCTGGTCCAGCAGTAATTGATACTAATCCTGCAAGAGCACCATTTAGGACTAAAGTGAGATCCACTTTTTTATAGAGTAATTGAGTCAATATTGCAGCCATCACCGCACCCGCACACGCAGCCATATTTGTATTGAGAATTACATTTGCGATTGCATTGATATCTTCCTTAGACCCCATTGCGAGTTGAGATCCCCCATTGAATCCAAACCAACCAAACCAAAGAATAAAAGTTCCCAAAGTAGCTAGTGGAAGATTTGACGGCAGAATAAGATTAGATTTTCCATCCTTATCATATTTACCGTGTCTTGCACCCAAGAGTAAAACCCCGGCAAGTGCAGCCCATCCACCGACTGAATGCACGATAGTCGAACCTGCGAAATCAGAGAACCCCATCTCTGATAACCAACCCCCTCCCCATGTCCAGGCTCCCTGAATTGGATAAATGATTGCGGTTAAAACCGTAACGAATGCCATAAATGGCCAGAACTTCATTCTTTCTGCAATCGTTCCAGATATGATTGAAGCTGCTGTTGCTACAAAAACTACTTGAAAAAAGAAATCAGCTGCACCTGAATGATCACCATCTACTATAGTACCATACATTAAAAAATAACCTATAGCATAAAATGATATACAGGCAATACTATAAAGACAGATATTTTTTGTTAGAATAGCTACCGTGTTTTTTGTTCGACACATCCCCGCTTCCAACATCGAGAATCCTGCGGCCATAAAGAAGACCAGTATTCCGGAAAATAAAAGGAGGAAGGTATTAAATATATAAGTCTCTGTTTCCATTATACTTTATCTGTGATGAATGGAAGAACTCGTCCATGAGTTACCTCCACTCATTCCTCTTAGAGATTTGTCTTTACGCCTTGCACGAAATAATCCATCGTATCAAGCTGAAGCCGTTTGACTTCTCCTGCATAAACTTTAGTACCATCTAGTTTTGTAAACCCAGAACTGAATGGGTGGAACCGATCGTATTTGTCATTGACCCAATCCATTTTGATTGTTTCAACCTTGTTGATTACCTTGCCGGGAACATTAACTCCCCACGGACTCAACCCCACACAATTTTTCTTTAGGCCCCAATTCAATTTTTGATTTGGTTTCCACGTTCCGTTTGCAACAGAATCAATTATGTGTTTATACATCACATTCCAGTTAAACATCATGCCTGTTATATACCGGTCTGGGCCATTACTTCCCATTGGTGCATCGTTGCCCATACTCCAAACTTCTTTACCATCTTTCTTCCACGCCTGTTGTGCAAGAATAACTACACTAGGCGAGTCCGTTGTTGTGTAAAGAATATCGTTGTCGGCTTCAAGTAATGCCTTAGCCGCATCCATATCTTTTGGTGGATTGAACCAACTGTTGATCCAAATCACATTAACTTCGACATAAGGATTGACTGAACGGGCACCAATTGTAAGTGCATTGATGTTACGAATAATTTCTGGAATTGGATGCGAACCAACTACCCCGATTTTATTTGTCTTCGTCATCATCCCTGCCGCAATACCTGTGAGATATCTTGACTGATAACTCATACACCCGTAGTTATCAAAGTTGGTATCATTACCCTTGAATCCTGTAGCGTGCATGAAAATTGTATCAGGATATTTATGGGCCGCTCTTGCCATACCATCCATATAACCAAATGATGTTGCAAAAACAATATCATTTTTTCGTGCAAGTTTACCTAACAACTTTGCCGCTTCTGCTTCTGGAGCCATTTCGATTCCAGATACTCTGTGACCATACTTTGTCAATGACTGAAACCCTTGTTCGTGGCGCATTGACCATCCACCATCATTTTTAGGGCCCACTAATAGGTAACCAACTTTTACTTGTTCTTTACCAACTAGTGTGATTGTTGTTGCAATAAGGACTATAGCTCCTACAACTAGAGCGATGATCTTCTTCATATATCTCCTTCCGAGAATGTTAATATTATAATCACAAGTAGGAGAAGTCCAGCAAGACTCCCCTCTACTCTAAACACAGCAACCTATTACGGAGATTGCCATGTCTTTACTACCCCCATATCATTTGATGATATGGAAATATCTGAAGACACTAAACAGGCGCATTCCACCAATGCTCATGAGGAAATTGGATCCAAATATCCTCAGAATCCTTAGCGCACTCTTGTGCATAATAGTGGGGTTCAAAGTTGCATTCCGAGTTCCACCAAAGAGAGGCGAAACGTACATCTAAGATTTCATGCTTCTGTTTTGAGTGTCTGTGCTGTCTAGTATATTCCTTCCTTTGTTTGATTTTGTCAGAAATTCTAGTAAATGTTTTCCCTGAGTCACAAATATCATCTACTATGAGTACACGTTCATCAGATTTTCTAGGATAATAATCTTCCCAAGCATCATCCTCATCTGCAAAATCTCTCATAGAAGCTTTAATTGGTTTGAAGGGTTTCTGAAACCAGTGCGACAACATTACGCCTGGGATCAAACCACCCCTCGAAATACCAACAATTACTTGTGGGTTAAAATTATCCAATACAAGTTCACGGGAGAGAACACTGACATCTCGCCTCATTTCCTCCCAACTATACCATATTTTTTTCCCCATATATTTTCCTTCACCTAACTTATTATATTTAGGACTTACTTTTTATCATCAAAATTTAGATATAAATTTTGAAATGGGTTGCACAAAAGGAAGAAGCATTATTGCCATTACTGTATTCACTCCAGTATGTATGATCGCAATTTGTTTCGTGATACCAACAGGCCAACCGTCACTTACCAGTAGACCTGCGATCCAAACTGTTCCAGTCGTACCGACATTCGCTCCTAATATGGCTGCAATCGCAGAGGGCAGTGGTAATGCACCGGAAGCAACAAGTCCGACTACAGCAGTTGTAGTCAATGATGATGATTGCCAAAGAATAGTAAGCACAATAGACCCGGCAAACATCCAATACGGATTTCCTAGAAACCATTGAAGGTGATCAATATTGCCAAGGTTCTTCATACCCCCAGCGAACATCTTGAGTCCTATGTAAAAAATGATCAAGCCTCCGAGCACTTGTAATATGGGATTATTCATTAACTCTTTTTCTTCTTACAATATCTATGAATAAAAAACGAATCTATACAATCTGAAAGTGGATTTGACTCTGGAGTACAGCCCAATTCTTCGGCAAGTTTTATACCAGTCAAATCGACAAATGCAAGATACATATCAGTCTTGGATGCGTTACCCATCCCCGTAGCCTGCTTCTTTATTTGTGTGGGAGTTGGTGTATAAAACTGAATATTTGCCTTATACAATTTGTGCTTAAGTAGTCCAGTATTCTCGCCAATATGGAACACTTTTCCTTTACCTGCAAATGCGTATCCTTCAAGAATAACATCTGAGTCTGAAGGTATCTGGGCCAAAATCCAATTAGAGATGTAATCAAATCTAAATTCGTCTGAAGGCCAAGTACCAAAATAATCACCCACAATCTTATCATCCAGATAAGACTTGGCGAATTTTTTAATTGAAGTTAAATATCTAATTTTGCAACCAGAATAGGTACTATCACCTATACAGATTGCGGGAGAGGTCATGCTGTAATCAATCCCAATCTTCGTTTTCTTCATATTCTTCCAGTTCAATATTCTCACCACCACAAATAGGGCAGTGAGATACATCATATCTGGAAGTATTTAGATTATGTTTTACTAGACAAGTTGCATTGCATTCTTGGCATTCTATATCATATACTATCATGCTGCTATTGGTAAATCAATAATTTCACATGAATTGCCTACACACGCAAATTCCTGTGATGCTACAGTATAATCCTTCTGTTCATAATCAGAAAGTTTTGACCAGTTTACCTTCTTGGGCATATTTTTCACCACTTCTTCATATTCTTCTTTTGTACAATCTTGATACGGAGCTTGTTTGTAACTATGCTCACTAAAGGGAAGAAAAGAAATTCCACTAATATCATCAAAATTATCATATACCCATGATGCAGTACCGACCCACTCATCTTCCTTGACGGAGATCGTAACAGAAGGCTTGTGTTCACACCAATTATCAGCATACACCTTCCATAGATCTAATTGCTCCAATGCAGTCATATCTTGTCTACAAATAGCACCATCTGGAGATTTCATTGGAAATGAAAATACCGTAGTATGGTTTGGTTTAGTAATATCTCGTTCATAGGGGAACCCTTCCGCCTTCATGAACTTGGTGATAGGATCTTTATTATCACCTCTCACTGTCCTAATATAATAAGGATTGTGCCTTGCGTGAATACCTGATGCACTATCAACAAGTTGACTAACAGTACCAGATGGTTTAACACAAGTAATAGCAGAACTAGGATTAATCCCAAGTTTTTTAGACCATTCTATATTAGTCTTAACTGCTTCATTTTTTAAATCTTGTAATCTTTTATTTAATCCTCCAGTTCGTCCATTAGTAATGGGGTTGTCCATGATTCCGGTGAGTGAAACTCCAAGAAGTCTCTCATCATCGCAATTTCGTTTCCATTCTCCTGTAAGGTATTTGAAATTAGTGAGGGTGGACTGAAATGTTCCAAGGATAGTTGCAAGCCGAACTTTCTTTTTGAGAGATTCAATAGTGTCCCGTCTTCTAATGACGCATTCAGTAAGGTTGCAGAATTCTCGTGACCGTAGAATGATTTCGCTGCAAGGATTTGTGCCAAAATCCGATCTGGCTTCTCGCCGAATAATGTTATTGCCATCTTTATCTTTTTCTTGGTTTAATTTTTCTGTAGTTCTTTTAGCCGATACGCTATTATAGATTCCTCGTTCTCCTGATTTAGAATCGTAAAGGGACAACCACTCTCGCATGAATGTACCCACATCTGGTTTTTCGGTATATCCAACCGAATTATTTGCTAAAGATCGTTGTACATTTTGCTCCCACCACTGTCCAGATTTA